AGCAGGTCACAGGTGAATACAGTGTAAGCGCGGAACTCCGTCGCTACTATGCTGAGCAACTCGCTCGCATCGCCACTGCCCTCATCCTGGGACTCGCCGCTCTAGGCCAAGACATCCGCTTCACCGCCGGAGGTGTCCCCACCCTCATCAACATCAACAACCTGGCTATTGCAGCCTCGTACCCTTCCGAGACATCACCTTGGCTTCCCACTAGCGTTCCGGACTCACCAGCTATGACCCTGTTAAAGGCATACTGTGCAGCTCCCCTCGCTAAGATGGCCGATGTGGTCACCGAACTCCCCACTCTCAAAACCCTGTCTACCACTTTCAGGTACGAGAACCTGTTTGGCTCTGACCTTCGTCGCATGATAAATCGTCTAATTTCCGATAAAACGGATTACTCCCTTAAAGTTGGAGAGATGATGAATCGTCTGAAACGAAGTTCGCTAGAGGTTACCCCTTTCTTTGTCTATGGTGCACTACGTGACCATGGGACGCAGATCGGAAAAACCGAAGCACCGCCAACAGCAGCTGAGATTGAAACTCTTCAGCGCGTCGATTATTACGCCGAGCAAATAGTAAAACTTCTCTTCCCAAAGATTAGCAGCGAGCCTTTAGCCGCTGTCATTCCGGGTGGAAAGTCCTCCTATGAGCAAGGAATAAGCAAAGGCGGCCAAACAGCCGCAACCATTGCCGACGACGCTGAGATCCTCCTCCAGCTACTCACCGAGTTCCCTGACCTTCCCCGCACTTCTCCCGATAACCTGCCCAATCTCATGGTTACCACCTACACTCCCGTAGATGATGGAGATGTCCGAGGTGTACGTCTAGTTCCCCTACAAGCCCCTATTTCTACTGGTAAACCAGAAGATTATTTCGTCACGAGAAGTCCTGACCTCCTCACCATTATAACTAAACATTCGTTTATTAATCAAAATGGTGTGGTTGTTCTTGACATTGAGTCAGCAAAAGCTGACCTCTCGCCCAACGACATAAAATTCTACGATGCCTACCGAACTACTATGCTACGTGGATATGCTCACACAAAAGTATATGGTATACTGGAACCCTTTAAGGTCCGTGCCATTACTGCTGCAGAAGCTGTCCTGTACCTCGAGACAAAACGTCAACAAGTTTTACTCACACGTGCTATGAAAAATTCTAAGCTCCGCCATTTCTTCCCTGCTCTTCGCGGGAGGATTACGGCTGAGACCTTCAATGAAGGCCACGTGGGTAAATTTGTGAAGCTGTGCCTAAAGCGCGGCATTACTAAATTTGACATATTGTCTGGTGACTACAAAGGTGCAACTGACGACCTGCGAAGGTCAGTCTCCGATAAAGTACACAAACTCATCCAACTACGTTTCCCTGACCTATTGAAACCTCTACCAATTACCTTTAAACAGCCCACCGACGTCAACGTTACCTCACTGATTACAGAGATAACACCGACTGAGGGTTGGGGCGATCGGCCTGACCATTGGGACGAGGACCTGGCATTCGACAAAGTGATGGCGCAAAAATTTAAAATTGCGCCGACACTTGGTGACTACCAGAGCCTCGGCCTCACGGGCCATCAACTCGAATATAAGTTCAAAACAACGGACAACCGCGATAATTCTCGCGCACCTACTGAGGCGACCTCCTCTGGCACTAAGCCAGGGGGGCCCCCTCCTAAGGCGACCGTCTCTGGCACTGAGCCGGAGAAGGTGTTATCTGATGCTTGGAAAGTAATCCAAGAAAACGGACAGCTAATGGGTTCATTCCTATCTTTCCCTATTCTAAATATTATTAACCTCGCC